GGCCGTTAAAGTGAGTTATAGAAACGCTGCACCGCTAGCCTACCTTTCTGCGACATCGCATAGCGAACTCTGTAGTTATATTTTGTCTCATCACGGAACAGGTGATCCTCTAGCGTCTGAGAAGGCGTAAGCTTATCAAAGTGCTTGTAGAGGTAGCCAGAAGCAACCAGTGGGTATATCATTCTATCGGCTAAGTTCTTCCTGTTCATTCCGTATTCAGACGCTACGTAGTCTATAGTAAAAAACTCTAGGTCGTAGAGGAATAGCAGCAGGTATAAATAAGACTTGGTGAGGTCTGGATGACCATCTAGAAAATCGTTTGTGGCGGAACGCAGGTTTTTTAAATGATTCTGCTTAACGTATTTCCCTGGAAGCCTAGAAACCTCCCTGAATAGTCTTGACTTTTTAACTGTTGATTTAGGCATATAAATTATATTGTATCTTTGAGATAAACAAATTTACATCATGAACCCCAAGGACACCCTCTTCTTCGCCGAAATGTACTCACTCGTCAAGAAGATGGAGGAGGTTATCGACGAATTTGACATGAAAGATCGAGTTCTAGCCTCCATTGTCGTAGGAGTCATCGACCTAGACGAAGTTGAATACGGAGACGGATCAGCCGAAATGAAGACCATGTATAGCTTCAATCTGCAAAGCAGAGAGGAACTAAACGCCGTAAAAGAAGTTATGGACAATGCTTATGTCGATGAGGATGACGATATTGATCTTAGCGATCTCCTTGGTGATCTTGACATATCATTAAACTAATGGAAGGACTTATTAGAAAAATTGTCGTTGGGAAAGAACCCAAGGATGGAATGGCATACTACATTGGTATGCGGGCTGGAAAAGGTGAAGTTTCAGCTATTTTAGAAGATGACAGATATCTTCATAAATTTGGCAAAAAAAGATACCTGGTATATATTGAGAACGAAGAAGGGACGCTCCTTTGGAAAAGCATCGATGAAATGCCATGTATGCTCGAATTTGATTTAAATTTTTAATGAATGAAAACATTTGACCTGTTTGTCGTAAAGATCGACAAACGCATTAATGACACGATCACAACAGAAAGCGGATTAGAACTATACATAGATAACAGATTCAATGAGTTTAAAAACAGAACAACCGAAGCGCCCGTCGTGGCGGTCCCGTTTAAGTACGACACTGGCGTGGAAGTCGGTGACATACTTTATTTCCATCATCTTGTTGTTATTAACGACGGTCAGCCTCTTACTGGCGAGGATAACCACTATCTTGTACGCTACGATCCTGATCATACCGTTAATAACCAGGCTATTGCTTACAAGTCTGCAAAGACTGGGGTCATACATCCGCTGGCGGGCTGGTCACTTCTCGAAAGAGTGGACGAACCAGAAGAAAAACAGTCCAGTATTATCGATGTTGTTAAACTTAAAGATAACCCTGTCACGAAAGGCATGGTCGCTTTTACGCCGCCTTGGGTGGAACTTCTTGGGCTAAAAGTCGGAGACGTAGTAGGTTTTAAGAAAAACATGGATTACCGCATTAAAATTGACGGTAAGGAATATTATCGTGTCCGAGCAGAAGATTTGTGGTATGTCGAAAAGTAAGTTTACTACGATTAGTGCTGCGGAGCGCCTCATGTCTAGCATGGAGGTAGCTATCAACAACATGATCGAGGAGGTAAAGAAGCCTGTCGATCCTGAAGCTGGTGGGTCTGCTCGGAAAGCTGAATTACAATCTATTAAACAGACGGCTATTGACTGCAAAGAATTGCTAGTAGAGCGTCAGCGTTTAGAACAAATGGTTAAAGATCTCAAGAACAATGGAGAAATTGAAGAAGCAAAAGACTACTCAGGCGGATTCGCAGAGCGTTTCTCAAAGTAACGCCAGCGGTCTCATCTATTGGGATGACTATAACTTTGATAACCAGACAGATACAGCTGGTTACTTAAAGCATAACTTTAAGCTAAATTACAATAGGCGCTAACTTATGCACCCGTAGCTCAGCTGGACAGAGCAAATCACTTCTAATGATTAGGTCACAGGTTCGAATCCTGTCGGGTGTACGAATTAAATTAAACAACATGCCAGACCTACATTGCCCAGAATGCGGTAAGGAACGCTTTGAGCGATCGCTTACTATGAAAGTAAAAGACGGAAAGACCTATTATGTCGAAGGTAGCTGCGAATGCGGCGCCCAGATGGAACTCACTAACCCAAAAACTGGTGTTGCAGCTTTGGGAAAAATGGGTAAATTTGGAAGAAGTTATTAATGTCCAATTTAATCGACATAGAAGGATATGAAACTAAGGGGATTAAGATCGACCCTAACGGTACAGAAGGAGAAGCTATCGAACTCCATGGGTTACTCGTGGTACTCCCAAAGAAACCGCGCAGATCGGAGATTCTCTTCCATGACAGGCCAAAGGCAATGCAGTTGTGGGAACGCCTACCTATGCCAGAGGAACTGCAGCGGATACGCAGTATGGATGAGTGGCTCGAAAAGCCTGCCGAGTTTCGGAAAAAGTTTCGTGCTTACATCGAACAAGAGTTTCAGCGTAGGCGTGACGGTGTTTGGTTTTACAATAATGGGGTCCCTACGTATATTACAGGGCGACACTATATGTTTTTACAATGGTCTAAAATTGATGTCGGATACCCATCATACCTCGCTTTCCAAAGGGAAATCTTTCTTCACATGGCTGCTTGCGAAGCTGATCCCCGTTGTTTCGGTCAGCTTTATACTAAGTGTCGTCGTTCTGGCTACACTAATATATGCTCTGCTGTCCTTGTGGACGAGGCTAGTCAAGTTAAAGAGAAACTTCTGGGCATTCAGTCGAAGACTGGTAAGGATTCCCAGGAAAACATTTTCATGAAGAAAGTAGTTGCGATATTCCGCAGCTACCCGTTCTTCTTCAAACCAATTCAGGATGGTACTACGAATCCCCGCATGGAGCTCGCTTTCAGAGAGCCTTCGAAAAGAATTACTAAAAACAACAAGACCTCAAACAGGGGAGACGCGCTAAATACCGTTATAAACTGGAAGAATACCACGAACAACGCATATGACGGTGAGAAACTGCATATGCTGTATCTGGATGAGGCTGGGAAATGGGAGAAGCCAGCGGATATTCGTGAAGCATGGAGGATTGAGAGGACCTGTCTTATTGTAGGTAAGAAAATAGTAGGGAAGGCCCTGGTTGGCAGCACCGTAAACCCAATGGACAAGGGCGGCGAAGAATATAGGGGCTTATGGAAGGATTCTGATCCCGACGAGCGCAACAATAACGGAAGAACCAGGTCTGGATTGTATCGCATATTTATACCCGCTTATGATGCTTTAGAGGGTTTCTTCGATAAGTATGGGAACGCTGTTGTTGATGACCCACCCGAAAACGTACACATACATGGTATCGACGATAGCATCATCGATCAGGGTAGTCGGAAGTATTTAAAAAACGAGCGACATTCATTTAAAGACGACCCTTCAGAGCTGAACGAAATTATTAGGCAGTTTCCTTTTACCGAAGACGAAGCATTTAGGGACAGCATTGAGGGGAGCCTATTTAATATCGGTAAAATATATCAGCAGATAGAGCATAACGATAATCTGTATCCCAACCCCGTAGTGCAGGGTAACTTTGTGTGGAGGACAAAAGACGAAGAGGTTGTTTTCTCCCCTGATCCTAACGGTAGATTTCGTGTAGCCTGGCTGCCGCCAGACCATTTAAGAAATAAAAAGGCCGATGAGCGCGGTAAACGCATTGCCCCAAACGCCCATATCGGCGTAGGCGGTGTTGACTCGTATGACCTGGATGCGACGGTTGACGGAAGGGGGTCTAAGGGTGCGCTTCATCTTTATAATAAGTTTAACATGGATGTGCCACCCAACATGTTTGTGGTGGAGTACGCCTCTCGTCCAGACCTAGCGAGTATCTTCTATGAAGATGTGCTAATGTGCGCGTTTTTCTATGGTTACCCGATACTTATAGAGAACAACAAGTACGGTATTGCAAGGTACTTTGAATCAAGGGGTTACGACGGCTATTTGATGGACCGACCAAATCATCTAAAAAACAATAGCTCCAGCTCCAATGTCAGGACAAAAGGTATTCCGTCTAACTCCCAGGACGTTATTCAGGCCCATGCCCATGCTATAGAAGCCTATATTCACGATCATGTGGGCATAAACCCAGAGGACGGAGAGATGGGTAAGATGCTATTTAACAGGACGTTAGAGGACTGGATTGGCTACAAAATAGATAAGAGAACTAAGTTTGACTTGACTATTAGCTCTGGTTTGGCGCTACTTGCGGCCCAAAAAGAGAAAAAAGAAAAGCCTAGATCTGACTTCTCCGAGAAGCAATTTTTTAGGACGCATAAGCCAAAAGCCTGGCACTTGTAGTTTTACTATATTTGCAATGAGTTAAAATAACTCTACCACTGCAGATGTATAGTAATAATAAAAAATCTTCTAACTTTCCTGACCCGTTGGCTTCCTCCGAGGAAAAGCAAGGGAAAGATTATGGGCTTAAATACGCTAAGTCTATATATCAGCAATGGGGGAAGATAGATCAGCAAAACTCCATATACGGAAATAGAAAGAAGACGTTTGAGAAAAACCGTAGGTACGCAAATGGAACACAGGACACAGCTATCTATAGGTCGCTTCTTACTTCTCTTGATCCTAATAATGGCGATGGAAGTATGCTTAATCTGGATTTCACACCAGTTCCTATCCTTCCTAAATTCGTTCGGATCGTAGTAAACAAAATACTATCGTTCAGCCCATACCCTAATTTAGAGGCTATCGACCCGCTTTCTTCTTCCGAAAAAGATAAAGAGAGAAGGAAGATGGAAATGATGATCGAGGCTAAGGAACAATTAGCTAAGATCGAGGAGAAGACAGGGGTTAGCGTAGGCATGAAGGCCAGCGACATACCAGAAACGCTTGAGGAGGCCGAGATATTTATCGGGAATAATATCAAGTCTTCTTCGGAAATCGCTGCGCAGATTGCAACCAATCTTACGCTTGAATGGAACGACTTCAACGAAAATGTATTCAGACGCTGCGTCAATGACCTTACCGTACTCGGTATGGCGGTCACGAAAAGAGATAACGATCCTGAATATGGTATTACGACCAGTTATGTCGATCCATTAAACTTCGTTCATAGCTTCACCGAAGATCCTAACTTCAGCGACCTGGTTTATGCTGGGCACGTAAGACACATTCCTATCCAGGAGCTTAAGCGCATGGCTGGGGATCAGTTTACCGAGGAGGATTACAAGAAAATTGCTCAAAGGGCTCAGAAGAAATACGGGTATGATGCCTCTAAGCTTAGCCAGTCTTCATACGATAGGGTAAACAACGTTTCTAGCTTCGGGTATGATGAATACATGATCGAGGTGCTGGACTTTGAGTTTATGTCCGTTGACTGCGAATACTTTGAATCCAAGGAGAGCAGATACGGAAATATCGGTTTTTATTCTAAGGGTGAGAACTACAAAGGCCCTAAAAACTCTGTGTTCAACAGGGAGGTAATGAAGCTTGAAAACGCTTCTGTATACGGAGGGTGCTACATCCTGGGCACCGACTTCCTGTTTAATTACGGGAAGAAGAATAACATCCCAAAGAACATCCACGACATTTCTCGCACCAACCTTTCGTATTCTGTCTGCGCTACCAACTTGCTCGACATGATGCCGAAGTCTATGGTGGATAGCTGCATTGGGTTTGCGGATCAGCTTCAGTTGACCCACCTCAAGATTCAGCAGGCCGTAGCCAAGGCTAAACCAGACGGTATCATTATTGATATCGAGGGATTGGAGAACGTACAGCTCGGTAAGGGCGGGGAGCTTCAGCCGCTGGACCTGCATGATATTTACGAGCAGACGGGTGTCTTCTATTACAGAAGTAAAAACCCAGAGGGTGGATTCCAGAACCCGCCTATTAGGGAGATCGGGAATAGCATTCGGAATATTAACGAGTTGATCGGTTTGTATAACCACTACCTCAGAATGATCCGTGACGCAACGGGTATTAACGAGGTTATGGATGCTTCTAGCCCTAAATCTGATGCTCTAGTGGGTGTAAGACAACAGGCTTTGGCCGCCGCTAACAACGCGATCTACGACATTACAAACTCTTCTATGGTCCTCTATAAGAAGGTTTGCAGCGACATCGTAAAATGCGTCCAGGTTATTCATCCAGATTCTGTTCTTTATCGTATTTACGAGAACGCGATCGGTAAAGAAAACATGAAGGTGTTGAGCTCTTTCAGGAACCTGGCTATGTATAACTTCGGTGTACGTGTAGTTAAGGAGATGGAGGAGGCCGAACGGCAGTATCTGGAACAGAATATTCAAATTGCCCTTGGTCAGAAAGAGATAGACCTTGAGGACGCTATTGCTGTACGTCAATTAAAGGATATCAATCAGGCCGAGAGATTGCTTATTGTGCGCCGCAAGAAGCGTATGGCTCAGCAACAGCAGATTGCCATGCAGAACTCTCAGCAGCAGGCGCAGATCCAACAGCAATCGGCACAGGCGGCTTCTCAGGCCAGACAACAGGAGCTTCAGATGGAGGCACAACTAAAGGCTCAGGAAATGCAGTTAAAGGCTCAGTTAGAGGCTCAACTAGAAGAAGTGAAGCACGGGTTTAGAAAGGAGATTGAGATGATTAAGGCCCAGGCAACGCTTGGCTTTAAAGAAGACGATAAAAACTTCAAGGAAAAGCTTGAGGTCCTTAAAGAAGATAGAAAGGACGATAGGGTAAAGAAGCAGGCGGCGGAGCAGAGTAAGCTTATCTCACAGAGAAAAGGAGATAGGGGTGAGCTTCCAGAAGAACCAGGGAACATAACATCAGAAATATTAGGCTAAGATGGCTCAAACAATAAACTTAGATACTTCTCAGAGGGTAGACATCACCTGTAGGAAAGGTGACACCTTTGATTTGTCTTTGACACTGAAGGATAACGCATCTACCCCAGCCTCTGTGGTGGCCGATCTCGACACCTTTAAGATGGAGGTTAGAACTACCGACGAGGGGGGAGACACTTACCTTGATAGCGAGGCCACCATTATTCTGAGTACAGGGGATACCGATAACAGCGACGCAAAGCAGATAGTATTAAAAGATTCAGCTGGGACAACTATTACCTCAAGCACCGTTGGTTTGGCCTACACAGATGGTGTCGTTAGGTTTACGGTTAGCTCTTCTAACATGGCTTCAACGTCTGCTGGGCTTTACGTCTACGACATCGAGATGACCGATAATAGCGAAGGCGATAAGGTCACTACTTTAATTTATGGTACGTTTAAAATCAACGAAGACGTAAGCGTATAATGGCAACTAACATTACCATATCGACTGGTGGCACTACGACTGTGGTTACTGTGCCAGAGGTGCAAAATAACGTAACTGTATCTAGAAACGAGATAACCACTGACGAACGTACAAAACTCGCTGGGATCGAAGATGGAGCTACAGCCGATCAGGTCATTTACGCTGGGACTAATATTAACGTCTCTGAAGTCGATGGTGATTACACCATTAATCTTGACGATAGCGTGTCGCTTAGCGGGTCTTTGAGTGTAACTGGTGGCATCACTGGTGATGTAACTGGGAACGTAACTGGTGACTTGGAGGGTGATGTAACTGGAAATGTCAGCGGGAATGCTGGCACTGTTACAGACGGGATATATACCACCTCTAGTATTGGTGACCTATCTGATGTCAGCACTACTGGTGTAGCAGACGACCACGTTCTAGTCAGTGATTCTAGCGGTAATTTTACCCCAAAGAGCACATTTGAGGCTTTTTTGTCTTCTGCGTCTCAATATAGTGACAGTATAGACGGCCCACTTGCTTTAGGTGCAGACCTTAACGGGGACGGAGCTGTTACAACCGCAGACCTTCTTCTTTTTCTTGCTAATTTTGGAACAACGGTTTCGGACCTTGGTGCCGTAAGAGTGTTTTTTACGTCGGACCCCTCTTATGTGAACATAAACCCCCTCTCAAACACGTTGAATCAGACAAATTACGCTTTTCAAACGAGCACGACAAACCTTTACCAGATGGAGCTTTCTAGCCCTACAACCTCTGATAATTACGGCTCTTTCAGCTGGGTCTACAACTCGATTGATGACACCATTGATTTTTTAGGCGGTCAAGAAGCGGCCCAATGGCATTTAAGCTCCGAAGGAGCAAAGCTAATGATCTTAGAGCCAACAGAAATGTCTGTCCAGCTTGGCGCCGATAATGTAAACACATGGATTTCACTTTACGTTAAGATTGTAAATTCTTATGCTACCGATGACGACAGAGAATTTGTAGTAAGAATAGGAAACTATTTTGTTAGCACGTTGGAGGAAACAATAACGATACCCGTGAATAACGGCGTCCACAACGCGGCGATAGGTACTCAATATTTCGTTAAGTCCACAAATCTTCAACAAAGACCACAGAATATAAAGTTGTCTTTTTGGGCTGGAACCCCAGGCGAGTATGAAAACGGATTTGTTAAAGTTAGATTTAATAGTTTAAAACTGAAAATAGCTCACTGATATGGCCGCTATAAGAATAGTAAATAAAAACAACGCTATATACATTTCTGGGAGTGCATACCCAGTCGGCGGTCTTACTGCTGTAAATACAAGCGGCGATGAGATAACTATAATCAGGGACGACAATTCTGAAAGGATTGTTCGGGACCTTGATTTTAGGCTCATAAAAGACAAGGATGGGAACACATGGGGAGCTACCGCCTCCGCCGCCGTAACAGCCTTAAATAACTATATTCAAAACTCAAACCCAGACGGGATTCTAGACACCAATAGTAAGATTACGGATTTAGACGGGGTTGTTGAGTCTGACTTCCAGTCCAAGCCTGGTTATGTGTTGACCTCAACGTCTGTGGACGGCGAAATAACCACAAGTGGAAAGCTGATTATCAATGATACTGAGTTAAAGCTTGGTCACAATCTAGATGTAAAAAACTACGACATTGTTACCACCACTACAAATGGAAATATCCAGATAACCCCAAATGGAACTGGAGATGTGATTCTTGGTAACTTTACAATAGACGGCGATCAGACGGTAGGTGCCTCCGAAGACGGTTATGTTCTAACCTATAATGATACAAGCGGAACAATATCTTTGGCTGAAGCATCAAGCGGTGGGGTGGGAGCCGAAGATCAAACGCTTACCGCAAGTAGATCGATAAACACCAATGGGTTTGACTTTACGATAAAAGACGGTTTGTCAAATCTTCTTTTTTGGGACGATAGTGCTGGTACATGGACTTTTTACGAAGAGGTTATTTTTAGAAATAACAGTGGGTTCACGGCAGGGGAGATCAGGCTCAATGAAGATCCAACCGCTGGAGGTAATTACATTGCTTTAAAGGCTCCAGATTCTTTAAGCGCTGACGTCAGCTTTACCCTTCCTTCTTCTGACGGAACTTCTGGTCAGGTTCTTCAAACAAATGGTAGTGGCGTTCTTTCTTTTGCTACGGTATCAGGAGGCAGCTCACCATGGACAACCTCTGGTAGCGACATCTACTACACTACTGGAAATGTAGGTATCGGCACGACTACACCTGCTCAGGCTTTACACGTAAGCGGTACAGATAAGCATATCTATATTGAGGACGGGAACCTAAAGCTTGACAGAAATAACGAGGGTAGAATTGAGTTTGGTATCGCTGGTCAGATGTGGGGAAACAGCAACGGAAACGTTGTTTATCTTCAGAAAACTGGAAACAACCATCGATTTGATTTTGACACTAATGGAGGTTCCTTAACCGTAAAAGATACTAGCGTAAGTACTGATTATTTCACCGTAACCAGCGAATATTTTCAGAACTACAGTGGGAGTCAATTCAAATATGTCCAGCATAACGCCGCAAGCAATAACAACGGGGTAGTTCTAGAGTATAGCAACGGCACTGCTTCTGCTGGCAACAGGGGGCTCGTTCAGGTCAACGGAGACCTCAAGGTTAACGATTATACGACGGGTAGTGCGGTAGAGAAGATTAAGCTTGGAAACGACGGGAAGATTAAAGCTATTTTCGGTACTGAGAACGTTCTTATTGGTAATGCTGGAACTAATATAACTGGATACTCTAATACCGCTGTCGGCTCACTTGCTCTTAGAGACGCAACATCAGCTAATCAAAACGTAGTTATTGGTCAGCAGGCTCAGAGATATACAACTGGAAGCTACAATGTGACGGTTGGTACTCAAGCCAATATGTACACGACAGGTGGAAATAACGTAGCGGTTGGTGGCTTGGCGGCGAAGGGAGATTCTACCTCCACTTTTGCTAACACAGTGGCTGTTGGTTATGAAGCTCTGACTTTTTTAACCACAGGATCAGCAAATACAGCGGTTGGCTACAAAGCGGCTAGAGTGACAACAACGTCAAGCAACATGACGGCTGTTGGTTACGCAGCACTTCAAGGCAATGTTAGCGGGACAGGGAGCACTGTTATTGGTGCAAGCGCAGCAACAGTTGGTAGTTTCAGCAATGTAACTGCCGTAGGATACGCTTCCGCTCAATATGGTAGTTCAGGTCAATTCAACGCCTATTTAGGAGGTGCCACAGGTAAGTATACTTCTGGAAGCTATAACGTCCTGGTTGGTCAAGATGCTGGGGTTGGGTCTAGCGGATCTACGTTTTCAGCCTCTGTAGGTATTGGGTATAGGTCGTTGCTCCAATCTACATCAGCAAGTAACAATACCGCCGTAGGTTATCACACTGGTTACTATATTACAACTGGAGATAAAAACACGCTTTTAGGAAGTTTAGCTGGTAAAGGAGCAAGCGGGGCTTCTACCTTCGCTAACACGGTAGCCATTGGTTACCAAGCAGGAACAGCGCTCACTACAGGCGGAAGCAACATCCTTATTGGCTATCAAGCAGGTTCTACCCTCACCACAGAGTCCAACAAACTCTACATAGAAAACAGCAACTCAGCCACCCCACTTATCTACGGGGAGTTCGATAATGACATCCTTAGAGTAAACGGTACGCTGCAAGTCAACGACCCGTCGTCTACAGGTTATTCCTTCCCTACAGCTACTGGAACGCTTGGTCAGGTACTTGAAGTAGATGCTAGCGGTGATCTCGTATTTGCTACACCTTCTGGAGGCGGAGGCTTAGGTAGCGCTGATCAGACGCTTACCGCTGACAGAACCATCGACACTAACGGGTTTAACCTCGACATTGAGCTGGACCCCACAGGGACAGCGGACACCTTCACAATCCACGACGGTACGCACGACCTCTTCCAAGTAGATACGGGAACGACTGGAACTATCTTCAGTGTAAATGACGTCTCTGGTTTGCCTAAGCTTACCGTAGACGACTCTGATGGTGTTACTATCGACAAGTTCAAAGAGGTCAAGTACGAGAAACCATCTAATACAGATTTCTCTTATCAAGGGGACGTGGTATACTTCGGCGCTACCACAAGTATGACCCAGGGGGATCTTTACTACTTCAATTCTTCGGGGAACTGGGCTCAAGCCGACGCGAATGCTGTTGCTAGCTCTGGTAGCGTCCTTCTCGCTATTGCGTTGGGTACTGCATCCGATACAGACGGTATGCTTCTTAGGGGTACCTTTACGATGGAGGCTACAGCCATCGACGGCACAGAAGCTACTGGGGATGAATTGTATGTAGGAACTACGGCTGGACACGTAACCAGCGATGTGTCTGCATACACAGCTGGTGATGTCGTTAGAGTTGTTGGTTACTGCTTAGACGGCACAAATGGACAAATTTGGTTTAATCCTTCTAATGACTTTATCACTCTTGCATAATGCCAAACGTAAGTCAGAAAAACGGTATCGACATGGGTAATATCGCATCTATAAATGATCAAACAGTTTCTGCTGGGGGCGGAGCATATGATCCCATCAATGAGACGGGAACTTACACCACCACAGTACCAACGTCTGGACTGATTCAGATGGGGGGTGCATACAGAGAAGTCTATAACGAAACAAGCGCAGGGGGTAAAAACAGCGGAGGGGACACTGTGACTGGATTTGTAGTGGGCACCGACATCGTTAGGAATTATTCATCAGACGTGGACGGAAGGGTCGCTATTGCAGAAACCTCGTTCTCTGGGACGGTATCCAAAATAGCTGGTGGTTATTACGGCTTCTTCATTATAGACACTCAGGGGCAACTATGGGGAATGCAGAAAAGCGGTGTTGTGTGGGGTTTAGGTGGGTCGGAAACACGTCGCACATTCACTAAAGCTACTGGAATAGGCGATTCAGATACTGGGTGGACAGACATTGCAATGGCTGGAAGCACGGGTTATGCAATAAACTCTGGTAAGCTGTACGTTATTGGCTCGAACTCTTATAGTATGTTCGGCGACGGTACCACAACCTCAAGTTATAACAGTTGGAAACAAATCGGAACCGATTCAGATTGGGTTGCCGTAGCGTGTGGATCTACTCACGCCGCTGCAATTAAAGGGTCGAGTAATACTCTTTATACTTGCGGAAGCAATGGTGACGGAAAAACAGGTCAAAATACCCAGAGCGGAAATACTACTACTTGGACGGCGGTGGATGCTACCAACTTAGTTGGTGCAACTAATAACAACTTCACTTACGTGTATTGTAGTTATCATCATACCGTTGGAATTCAAAGCGGTAGAGCTTTCGGATGTGGTAAGTGCGATAACAACGAGCAGTTAGGTATGAACTATACTGTTGATCAAGAGATTATGATTCAAACTGGTTCTGTTGGAGGGACGCTTCAAACAGATTGGACGAAGATTTACGCAAATGGGTATTCAAGCCATTTGATAAACTCAAGCGGTCATTTTTATCATCAAGGAGATGGTCAATATTATTTGAGCGGTGATGGAACGTCAGACGATCATAAAACTGGGGACGCGGTTAGAACTGGAACATGGGCGGACGCCGAAGACATATCGATAAACAACATGGAGTACTACAACACCTACATTCACATAAAGAGAGGGGGGAAGTTATATTTTGTGGGGTATACCAGAAACGGAAACATTTTCCCAGACGCATCTAGTTCCTATGTAACACAACCAACCTTGATTATTGACGCTCAAATAAATGGGAATGGAGCCTCGCTGATTCCAGACGGGAACTCAGCCCACACATTCATGGCACAATACCAATAAAATGGCTACATATACAGTTATCATCAACACAGAAGAAGATTTAAAGGAGACTTGGTCTGACCCAAGTTGCCCCAACTTCGGTTTCGGATTCAGTCAGACTGAACTTTCGCAGTGCGTTAAGTTAGACAACGGCACATGGGAGGCTACCTATGAGTCAATGGAAGTTGACAAGCCTAGAACCTACACCTATCTAGATGTAGTTAACGGAGGCGAAACAACTTACACGCTACAACCAGGTGAATACGGAATTAAACCTTAAATACAATGCATTTCGAAAACAGACATTACGTAATCTTTGACCTCACAGAGGTGGATACGATCGACTTCTCTGAAGTCATGGAGGCATCAGCAGATACGCTGAGAAAGAACTTAGCTAATACGCAGAGCTTCGTGAAGTACGAAAGTGTCATGCCCGCCTCAGTAGCGGCCTTGACAACGCGCAGTCAGGAATACACTCACGAAGAGATTCTCTCAATCCTAGCTGGGACTGACTGGACTGACCCTAACGCAGAAATCTAAATGGGTGGGTTTGCAAATAATGCACCTATCGTAACCGATGGGTTGGTATTCTATGTGGACGCAGGGAATGACAAATCGTATCCTGGTAGCGGGACTACGTGGACGGATTTGATTGGGGGTAACAACGGAAGCCTAACTAACGGGCCTACGTATAACTCAGGGAATGGAGGAAGCCTTGTGCTTGATGGAACAAACGACCGTGTTACCATCAGTGAAGGCGGTCTTAGTTTTCCAAATGACAGCGCTGACTTTACTTGTGAAGTAGTAGTAAAGCTCGACACTGTTACGCCCCAGCAAGTTTTCTTTCAGCAAGAGGATTCTGGAGGCACAGGAAGGAGTTGGATTTTTCTTCGAAACAGCTCAGGAAACCATGCGTTTAGTTCTTATTTAGGTAGCTCAGATCTTCTCCTTACATCGTTAGGGGCTCCCACGGCGGGTACGGTTTATCACGTACACATTAAATATGAATCTGGTGTTTTACATATAGGGTACAACGGTGCTTGGTATCAATCAAGCACAAGAAGCATAGATGAAAACTGCACTGGAGGGTTTATAATAGGGGGAGGCAAAAGCGGTTCTGCTCCGACTGATGGAAATATTTACTGCGTTAGAGTTTACAACAAGGCGCTTTCAGCTTCCGAGATCCTCCAAAACTACAACGCCCTTAAAAACAGATTCGTATGAGTTACAGCTACGGGAGAAGCATAGTGACCGATGGGTTGGTGTTCTACGTGGACGCAGCTAATAGTAAGAGCTATCCAGGGACGGGGACTACGTGGAGTGACCTTATTGGAAGCAATGATGGTACGCTAACTAACGGCCCTACTTATGACTCTGCGAACGGGGGGAGTATTGTGTTTGATGGAACGAATGACCTTATAACAACTACATTAACCTCAAATACTGTATTCAACTCAACATTTACGGTTTCTTGTTGGTTTAATGCAAATACTGTGAGCAGCTTCCCTAGACTATTAAGTAAAGCTGTTACTGGTACTGCAACAGAAACTGGGGGATTTGGAGTGTTCTTTAATGATTCTAGTGGTACATACCAAGTTTATTGTAGAGTCAACGGAAACCTAATCAATACATCTTCGGCTACTTTTAGTTTAGGGACTTGGAACAATTTAACGGCAGTATTCAAGGACGGGGAAGCTACGGTATACTTAAATCAAAGTAGCGGTGTGACAGGGACGAACGCCTCTGCTTTACTTTCAGGAATTACTACTACGGATGATTTCATCATAGGGAATTTACACGCAGCAAACAGACCGTTTGATGGCAAAATAGCTACCACTATGATTTATAACAGGGAGCTGTCGTCTACTGAGGTCCTCCAAAACTACAACGCATTAAAGAATAGATTTATTTAATTACCTTTGCACTAAACTTTTTAATTATGGCATTTGCATTTGAATCTAAGTCCTGGAGTTTCACAGGCACAAAGGAGTTTGAGAATGGTGGCTTCACCCTGCTCAACCCAACAGTATCTGTACTCTCAGTATCAGTACAAGAAAGCAACGTATACATCGCTATGAAGGCGGTGGAGAACGGAGGCGTGTATCAGCATCACCTGAATATTCAGTACAATAATGCTGGCGGTGAGACTAACCTCGACACTATCGTCGATTCGGCTGTTGCTGCTGCACTCCCAGACTTTACACTCGACGCATAAGACTTCTCAGTGTTACAGAAGAGGCCCCTCGTGGGCCTTTTTTTGTTTTTATTATCTTTGCCCTATGGCTGAAGATGTAAAGAAAAAACTCAAGCGGTTTGGGCTCTCTGGGCTGAACAAGCCTAAGCGATCCCCAAAAGGCAAGAAGTCGCATATCGTAGCGGTACGTGATGGCGGTAAAGTAAAGATTATTCGCTTCGGGGAGAGAGGCGCTAGCACCGCTGGTAAGCCAAAGGCTGGGGAGAGCGCTCGCATGAAAGCGAAGCGTAAGTCATTTAAAGCCAGACATAGAAAGAATATCGCCAAAGGGCCTACAAGCGCAGCGTGGTGGGCCAATAAAATCAAGTGGATCGTAATACTTGCGCCATGCTTCCTTTAGAGCTCCCGAAACAAGTTCGCTTGGGTGATGACGGGCGATGGCACAAACCATGCTATTCATGCGGTAAAGACCAGTCATACTTAAGAAGAAATTATGCTATTCTTTCTTTTTTAGAGAAAAAGCTTTGCAAAAAATGCAGCAACTCAATGCCTGAGAATTGTTCGCATAAAGGGTGGGTTAAAGACGTTTTGAGATATTCTTTCGTCAAGAAGTTTAGATCAGGCGCCAAGCTAAGAAACATAGAGTGGGCTCTTGACTTTGATTATTTAGCCGACCTTTTAGTTGATCAGGATTTTAAATGTGTTTTAACTGGCTGGAGTATAAACGCAAAAGATGTGTCAAAAAACACAGCCTCATTAGATAGAATAGACTCATCATTAGGATACGTAGAAGGAAATGTTCAATGGGTTCACAAAATGGTGAACATGTGTAAACAGCAATACAGCCAAGAGGAGTTTTTATCTATGTGTAGGGCGATAAACGAAAATGTCAGATCATGAACGCAGTAAAAAAGAATAAGGGTGGTAAACTCAATATTAGCAGCGCTACGAAGTCTGT